TACAGTCTTGCTTCCTTGAAACAATGTGTACCAAAGAATGTAAGCCGCTGAAGTTGTTGTTTTACCTTGCTGTCGCCCTTCCATGAGAATAACTTTACGATTCTCATGGATAATCTTTACTTTGTTCTTTTGACAATCGTATAATTTGAATGGCTGAAGCCCGTGATCTAGCGTGACAATCTTACAATAACTTTCAATGAAGTATATTGGATCGTCAGCACATCTTAAATATTCTTCAATCTCTTCTTTGGTGAAATTGAGTGGTACGCCAGATGCTTTTAGATTAGAATTTCCTAAGTAGGATTTTGCAGTCATCTCTTGCCAATTAGTTTCTGTAATTCTGCTGTGCTACCAACAAATAGCGCATTCGTTATATGCTGTGCTGGTTGTGCTGTGTCATCTTTTTTAGATTTCAAGTCTTTTACTTTTTTACCTAAGTCTAACAAATCTTTATTTGTGTCTGACAATGTTTTAATCAACTGACCAACAACTTCATATGCTCTTGGAGACTCACCTTCTTTTGCTAAGAAGATAATGTTTTCCATAGCAACTTTGCCTTGCTCAATGAATAGCTTAAGATTCTCTCTCGCATATTCATAGTCAGCATCAATCGATTCATCGTTCGGTGCACCAGTAGAAACAGGCTCTTTAACTTGTTCTACTACTGCGGGTACCGATGCTTGTTCAACAATCTTACCCTGCACATCAAATATGTCATTCAACTTATCATCAACAGTTTTTTTCATGTAGGAATTATTGGAGGTGTTGTTTGTGTTTCAGTTATGTCAAAATTATCGTCACCAGTGAACGTCTGTATATTTATAGCAGTATTATCAATGTGTGAAGTGTTAACTTCTGCGTTGGAAATATACTTGAATTTTCTACTAGGTCCGAATAGATATCCTTTGATAGTAAAATCCATTTGCCACGAAAGAACTCTACGTCCATCAAAATCGCCTTCATATGAATCATCAACTGTGACAGAGTTTAATTCAATTGGTACGTCCATGTTGATTCCTAATTCAGGAACAAGTTTCATTGTGACTGTCCAATCTGGTGTGAAGAACGGAATAATCTGTTCGACAATTTGCGTACCGTCTTCCGCATATCTAACTAATGCATATAGAGAGAAATTGATATCATATGGTACAGGCGTGTATGTATAGTCAAAGTCTGTGCCACCAGTGTTTACACCTTTTATAATTTTATGTGCGCTATTTAATTTTCTTTGTGGTGCATATGATATACTAGTAAACTCAAATCCCATTCTAGGAAGAGTAACAGAAATCTCACGATTTAGTGTGGGATCACTTAAGACACGCTGAACAAATTTTTGCTTCGGCGAGTACTCAATAGGAACGTTGATTGTTTGCAGTTTGCTTCCGTCGGTGCCATATCTTTCGACTTGAATTTCATTAAACAAGTTTCCAAACATAACGACATAACGTCTTAATGTGCCATGGTAAAAATCGTGACCGAACATCATAGTTAATAAGTCCTTGTAAGTGCAAATGGGTTTGTTTCGGAGAAGTCTAAAATATCTCCATCAATAATTTTCTCTCCAATTGCTTCATTGTCTGCGGAAACTTCAAATGGTATAACTGTATCTCCTTCTGCAACAAGTCTAGTGCCATCTTCTATAGCAAAAATATTTGATTCTTCATCCAATATCTTTTCAATGTTATCGGTAGAAAGACTATATTGATCTTCAATTGCATCGATTTCAGTAACACCAGTATTAATTTTTTCGCTAGAGTATTCGTATCTATCACAACGCATTTCGTATGTGTATAGTTTACCTAGCTGAAAGAAGTTTTCAATGTTCTCTGTGAATTTAATTTCGTACATGTATTCAAGCATAGGAATCCAAATTAAGTCTCCTTCTCTTGGTCTTAAAATACTTGCATAGTCATATAGTTGTTCATCTAGTAGATGTTCGCCATCTTCATTCTTAAAGTTATATCCATACTCTGTTATGAATGATGGCTTCAATGATTGTGTGAATCTTTTCTGTGCAACAACAAATGTGATTGATTCGTCAATTTGCAAACCAAACTTGGTGAGAAAATCTTCTTGCCCTGCGAATCCATCAAAACTCTTGATGTACAATTCCAATTCAAGCGCATCATCAAATAACATAGACGCATCTTCACCGTAAATTTTATCTAAGTTTACATGTGTTCTTGGTAAGTAATAACCATCCACACCATAAATCTTAATGGATTCAATGACTAAATCTTCAACAAGACTTTGTTCCTGTTTGACAGGAGTGTATTGATTAAAATGACGATTACGTGCCATGGGTTAGCCTAGCATATCAGTAACAGGTAATGAGTACGAACTAATCATTTCTGATTCGATAGCTTGAATTTCATCTGTAGCTTCATCCAAGATTTTTTGTCCGTTGAATGTAATGCCACCCGGCATAGAAAGTCCTTCAAACTTTTTCAAGTTTTCACCCCATTGTTTTTTAATGAGTGCTGTGCAATATCTCTGAAGCCATCTGTCATTATAGATATCTGTATATGTGTCAGGATCAATTTTTTGATACGCTTCGACAATAATGTATTCACCGAGAACAACTTTCTCACCCCAAGCAATGTCTACATAAAGTTTGTTTGAGTGGCGTTGAAAACGAATAGCTTGTTTACCAACGAATAATTCTTCAGCTAAAGCAACGTTTTGAAGTGCCATGTAGTATGGTGCAAATGGTCCTGTATTGAATGCGAATAAGTCGTTAAGGGCAATCTGATATCTTAAATTGAACAAGTTGTTTGTAGAATAACTATTACCAATCGGAAGAATATTGGTGACACCAATAACGGAATCATCAATGGAAAGATATTTATTGGTGATATCGGTTTGTGTGACTTGATGTGCTAGATACACTTTCTCTGTTGCATCGTAGTGATAATCGTAGTAGTATGAAAATGCCATTTCAATGCAATCTTCAGTTTGTTCGTCCGCTACGTTTATCTCTAATAGAGGCGCACCTAATCTTCTAAGGCAGAATTCCTTAAACTCATCTCTAGATGCTGGCTTGCTTGTACTCATTTAATGTGCCCCTTAAAATGTCTTTACTCTATTTATAATACTGGGCATTCATAAAAAAACCCCCAATAAAGGGGGTTTTGATTTTGTTTGATATCGAATTATCGATTCATACCTTCAATGAAAAGGTCATCAATCTGTAGTTCAGTAAGTCCAAGAACATTAGAAATTAAAGATGTAATTGGTGAATTATTTCTTTGAACATATTCACCATATTGCCATTCGATTTGTGCGACACTTTTTGCATTTTCTTCCTGAATACTATTAATAGCAGATTCTAATGTCGTTAGAATTCCCGCACTTAAGAATGTTAATCTGGCTTGACGCATAGTAATTGAATTTGGAACAATTGATTTTCTGTATGATGCATTTGCAGTATCCAATTGACTCTGCGTAATGCCTGATGCAAGTGCCTCGGATTGAGTTAAAAATGCATGATCCGGATAATCTGCCCAAGTCATATCTCTTCTATGCGTATCGTCTAATACATCCACACCAGAAATAGTTCCCCAAGTAGATGGTAAAGGACCAGAAGATAGAACTTCTTTTTGTGATTTGTTTATACAGTAAAATGTTGTCATTTGTATTCCAGTTTAAATGTTTTTTTCTGATGAAATAGCCTTCTATACGCAGACCTGTGCATTGTTGGATATGAAAATGTATGCACATCTCTATCCTTTTCAGTACCTTTCATGCAAACTCCCTGCACAGTTTCTCTTTTAAAGGGGATTAATTGCAATAATGGTGTTCCAGCCGGTATCGTGATTTCACATTCATGTAGTGCAGTAAATACAAAATTGATTGTATGAAATGTATCAAAATCTATAATTCCAGGATACATAAACAAGTCTTTCAAAAATGGACTATGATAATATGCAGGAATTAAATATCCAGACCAACCCGATTTACCAAAAACCCCCCACGGACAAGGAACCTTAATAACAAGACCTCGTACACTACTATTTATAGGAACCATAGGTTCAACCATCTTAAAATTCAAATTACTTTCCTGAGTATTATAATTATTGTTATATTTTATTACTGTACCGCCCCTATTGGCCTTTATTATCATGTCCGACCATGCAGGAATAATATATCCAGCTTTTGCATAATCTGACATACCTGGACAATTTAAAAACTTATCTGTATTACTGTTTTCTTTTTGATCTTTTATCCATTCGGGCATCACACTTCGTGCTAACTCAATTCTAGTTAGAGGAGACACATTCGGCGCTCCTCTAGTACATGCAAATCTTATTTCAGGATCATTATCGAATAGATTGCCAACAAACTGTTTTAATTTATCTATAATCATTATTTTTTCACCCTTAACTCATCAGTATACACACTCTCCCTTGACATTTGTTTCTTGGCGAGTGTGGCAATTAAATCAAATTCATCTTTATTCATTTTTCTAACAGTATAGTCTTTAGTTAAATTATCACGTTTTATAGGAATTGCAGTCATCATTGGAGTTCCTGCACGAATGTAACCATCATATAATGGTTTTATCCATTTTCCCGGAAAATTAACTTGTTTTGGATATTTATCGGTATCGACCAATCCACCTAATAATTGAAATCTATCTTCCATCGTGTTTATGGATTGAATAAACAAAGTGGACCAACCTGGTGCAGTTTTAACTACCCAAGGATTTATAAATTTTATTGGTCTGGATTGTTTAAATGGTCCATCAGCATTATCTTTACTTCTAACCTGTTCCAATTCATGGAATTCTAAACCGGGACCAAAATCGTGTAAAGTTGGTCCGTGGTCAATATGAAATCCTCTAGTGTCAGTTTTTATGTATTGATCCAGCATAAATGGTATCACATATCCTAAAGACATAGCATCTATCATAGGCATACATTTTTTTGCTGTCATCATGGGACCGCCATTAGGTCCTCTTAATTCTTGTGAGCAAAATGGTGGGATTTTTTTATACCATTCCGGAAAATTTTTATAAGCAGGTTCTGGTTCTGGAATTGCATTATAATATTTTTCTTCACACAAAAACTCAATAATTGGAGTTTTAAATAGCGAAAATAATTTCATCTAAATTTCGGTCCAATAGCCCAAGCAACAAGACTGACTCTTTCACCTCTAGTTACTGGTTTTACTACGTGAGGTACCCAAGAAGGTATTACAAGAACACTGCCTGGTTGCATTTTAAACACTAACGGCTCATCTGGATTACCGTTTGTATTAACACATATTTCGCCGCCATCATATTCTTCTGGAGGCGTTAGTGCGACCATTAATGATAATTTTCTATGAAAAGGAAGTGTTGGACCAGAGTCTGTGTGCCAATTGTAAAATTGACCTTCTTTATATTTGCCATATTGAAAAACTTCAAATTTATCTAAATCAAACTGAAATTTATCTAAATTTACCTTTGCACATAAATTTTGCATTCTATGATATAACCATTCACTTTGTTCGCTAGGAAGAATCCAAGAAATATCGCTATTTCTAACTTCAGGCGCAAGACGATGAGGTAAATTACCCGAATCTATAACATCTTGATTTACTCCAATTACACCCTGTTGAAATTCAGCCATTTCACCTAGGCTAATAATATCTAAAATTTCTTCAGAATTAAATGCTTTTTCCCAAGTAATTCCTAATTCTAATGGCTGAAATATATTAGGAATCTCCAGTGCTTGTTGACCTTTTATTCCAAAATTTTGCATGTTCACATTCATTTGTTTTCCTTATAAAATAAAATATAAAATTATATATGCATCAAAAATTATGCATTAATAACGCTGACGTAGCCTCCAGGAACTACGCTAATCGATATTCCGGCAGTTGTGTAGTCTATACTAACTGGAGTTGCACCTACAACAGGAGCCGCAGAGTCACTACCACCACCAGGAAAATATACACCTAATAGATTTCCTGCTGTTCCAGGATTTCCAGGAACTGTTGGATTGTATGTTGTTGGATTGTAATTTGTTGGGTTTGTATATGCAGGGTTTGTTGTGGTAGGATTCGTTCCAGCTGGATAGTATGGATTGTTTACTGCGTTCGTCTGCTGAGTGGATCCATAAGGACCATCATATCCCATATACCAATACCCCCAACTGCCATCCGGAAACTGCTGGGCCCAAGGGGGAAAGGTAATACCACCGAAACCTCGGAATTCATTAAAGCTATAAGTATTAAACCCGCCACGACCTGGATATGTTCCACCCCAATAATCGTGATATAGATATACGGTTGAAGTAGTGAAATACGCAACATTGCCTCCGTAGGCGGCATAAAAATTGCCGGGTACGGAGTTGCCGGCTACAAAGTTACCGGGAACTGGATTTCCTGGTACCGTGTTTCCTGGAGATGTTGGATTTCCAGAACCTGCACGACCAGTTAAAGTAAAGTCAGTTTTTCCGTATGGGGGATAATAAGTCCCTGGCGCATTAAACGTAACTGTCTCTTTGACAATTGCTCTTGTTCGTTCTCTTCTTAATAGTCCAGATATTTTCATAGTCTTATTATATCATTAATAGTTGGTGATTGCAAGTGATCCTACGTATGTAGTACCACCATCTCTAGTAAAGAAAGTGTATGCGTCTTGTTTTGCTGATGTTGTTGTTCTTGTTGGAGTCGCACCACCCGACCAAGTTACTGAACCTGGCCATGAAATTGCATATCCACCAGCAGAGTTAACTGTGATAATAGTAAATGATGTAATATCAGTTCCCGATGGAGGATTGATAAAGGAGAATGTCGCTGTTCCATTCATTGTCACTACGAATGCGTTACCTAAAGACAAATCAATGTCAGTTGCGCCGCTTGCAGAAACTGCTGTAACAGAGTCACGTTGAATTTTTGCTTTGATGCTACCTGTCCAAAATCCAGACGAATCAACATAAGCAACAACTGTTCCCGCATGATTGATTGTCAATGGAGTTACTGTAGTAGGACCGGATGCAGTCTTAATGTAAATACCATAAGATGTTGCACCATATGCTGAAGTATTTTCAAATACACCAGCGGCTGTAGTATTTGTGTTTGTCGAACCAGTTGAAATTACTTTACTGTATATACCAATTGGCATACTTGTACCAGAAAGTAAATTTCCTGTGTATGATGGCAATGCACCTGTTGCACTAGATGCACCAGTTGCTTCAGCATAAACACCAATAGAACCAGCACCATTTGTATTTGCTGTTGCACGACCATATAGTGCAAATGAATTCAATCCACCAGACGATGCGGCTACAGAGTATACGCCATATACAGAGTTTGAACTTGCAAACGATTGACCTGCATCAATGTATGCGCCATATGTTGGTGTTGAATCTCCGCCTGCACTATTAGGAGTCTGTATGTGTAGACCAGATGATGTATTTGCACTATCACTAGTCATTAAAATATGTAACTTTGATTTAACCGTATCAGCATTTGTGCCAATCACCATATTACCATTACTTGATAGTATGGCACGTTCACTATAAGATTCAGAACCAACTGTGCCAGTATATGTACTCAACGCTAAACCGCCACCCGAAAGTGCAGAAACTCTACCACCGCCACTTGTTCCATAAGCCCATTGTGAACCACCGCCAGATGCATTTAAAACAACAAATTTAACACCGGTTCCTCCTGGCGTTAACGTTGTTCCAATAGAGATATTATTATTTGCAACAATTGTATTTGCGGTTTGTGTTGTTATGTATGATGCGGTTCCAAAAAACGTGGCCGCTTCAAAATCCGAAAGTTGAAACGATGCATTAGCCGTGTCAATCGGATGTATTGGTTCTGGAGTATAACCCTTAAATACTTTCCAACGATCTTCAGAAGCATCTCTAAAAATACCAGTATGTTTGTATGTACCATCATTGTAGTTTGCGGCAAGCCCGATATCTGGATTTGTTACTGTATTGTTTGCATTTAAATATATAATGCTATCTTCAACGTCAAATGATTGTGTATTTAATGTGACGGTGTTACCTTGAATAATAAGGTCACCTGCAATATTCGCACTACCACCAACATATATGTCAGAACCAACCCAAAGTTTTTTGCCGATTGCGGCGCCACCATACGTGCGTAAACTTCCACTATTTGCTGTTTCCGAGTCTTCTCCAGTAGTCAATACCATTCTAACATATGCTAAATTTGCGCCTGCATTTGATGAAAATGATACGGTATTTGATGACACGGCCGTAGTAATTGGTGATGATCCACTAGCCTGAAACGTCAATGTTTCTGAACCAACAGAAATAGAATCACTTCCAGTATCGCCAGTAATACTCAATCCGGTATTAATAGTATTACTAATATCGTTAACGGTTGATCTAAACTCGTTAAACGTATTTCCTAATTGTACTTGATTTATTAATGGCATTTTTATCTACTCTCATTCGTTATTTGTAACAACATGCGCTTGATATCGCTTAATTCCGTTTTCATAAGATGAACCTCGTTTCGGATTTGACTTAACTCTTCTGCACCCTTATTTATATCTGTAAATTTTCTCTTTTGAATTTTATACTTCAAAAGCGAATCCATATCAGTATTTAATATAGCTTTAGAGTGTATGTCTCTTTCTGTAAAACCTCGTACCGGTTCAATAATAGGAACTTTATTTTTTGATGATATCATGCCAATGCAATTCCTCTTAAGTTTTTAATTTTCGGAGCATAATTTGGATTGCTTGAAAGAAATACAACTTTTATTGCAAAGTATTTATATCCTTGGAATGTTCTTCCGTCGGGGGTCGTATATGCAATTGAGTTATTTAGCACTTTGAATATATCTTGTTCAGATGAAACTGTTGAGAATGCACTATCTACAGTCAACGAAATGTTATTTGCAATCGTAGTGACAACTCTATTTACTCTAGTAACACCAACAGCAATTGTATCACCAATCTTCAAATCTTCCGTGAATCTAGTTGATGTTCCAGTAACTGTTGTTGATACGTTAGATATTGCAACATTACCAGTAAGCATTGTTGAACCGCCAGTTTTGATGCTTGTTGGAATAACATATTTTTCTTCTTTAAAATCTGTTTGATCCAATGTAAATGTTTCTGTACCAGACAATTCTAAAGGTGTATAGAATTTATCATCAAAGCTATCCGAGTCATTTTCGTTTAAAACTTTAGTGTAAATTTTAATTGATGTTCCTGGTGGTCTGTTTACATCTAAGTAAACTACCATATCGGATGCTTCAAATCCATCATTCAAGGTAACAACTTTTGTAATGTATCTAGATTGTGATGAATAAGGTCCAGTTGGATGCTCTTCATTTCTAGTTGACATTGTTTGAGCCACAGCATTGGATGTTGTGAATGCGCTAGTCACAGTTAGATATGTAGCATTCGTAACACTTGCAACTCTTCGGTATTCAGTACCAAAGTCTGCATACTCACCAGCAAATACTGTGTTAGAGAAATCAGTACCAACACCAACAACTGCTGTATCTGTAGTATATGTTATTGTGCCAGTAATTGGTGTATAGTAGTCATTGTTAATAATGTTCTTTGAGAAATTGAACAAAATGTTTTCATTGTCAATGTATGGACTAATATACTTATCATTAGTTGACAATGTTGCTCTTAACTGTAAAGACTTAAATGAATTTGTATCTTCAGCAGTATTTGCAGAAATTTGTTTTCTAGAACGATTTATCAACTTCTCATAGTTTTTAATTGTTGTATATGAGCCATCAACTGCATATGCGCTATCGGTAGTTTTAATATCGTATGTGATATTAGTTCCTGGTAAAACTTGATCTCCAATAATAGGAGTTAATACATCATACTGAAATGCATTTGAAATTGGAATGTTTGCCCAATATGCAACTTTACTAGATGTTGTGAATTCAGCAACTCTCATTGTGAATTTAACGTCTAAGTTTTGTCTAGCAGTATGTGTTCTGTCATTAGATGATGAGAATAATACTCCGCTATTATATGCGGATTCAATTCTTGTATTCTTATCAGGATTAGTAACGTCAATTGAACCCAACTCTGCAACCCAAACTGCATAGTCTGCGTCATTGTTTTCTGGACGCATAGTGAACGCATAGTCATTACCCGAAGCAAGAAAGATAGGATTCTTGAATGTGAATTTTGTTGCCGTGGTTGCGTCAGTACTAATATTAATGTTCCTATTATTCACAACAGCTTCATCACCTATACCAACAAATTTTGGAGATGGATATCCGTTATCAACTTCTCTAATTTCAACTCTAACATTTCTGTTATCATCTTTAGATTTAGTTCTGAAGTATAAGTCTATAGATGTTGCATAGAAACCTTTTGGATAGGTTTGTGGATCAACATAGAAACTCTGTGACAATGGATCAACTCCAGGCCATTGATTTGCTGGAGGAGGAACAACTGCACGTCCAATTTCAACACGTTCTTGGGAGATTGTTCTTCTGCCCAATAGCGTAATGTTTGTCTGGTCATTAAATGTCACATTATATGGGCGAGAATTAATTGTAACAGAACCTGTAGACTGTTGAATACCTTGTGCAAAAATTGTGTTTCTGGCAGCCGTTAATGTTGTTCCGGAAGAGTTTGTTGGGCTGTCTGTAACTAAAAACTCTCTCTGACCAACATAGAATGTTCTATATGGAACTTCAAACACCAAATGAATTTGATTATTTTTAACGATTAATGGTTGAGTTGCACCATCAGCAATTGCATTCCAACTTGTGCCTTCTTCGGTTAAATATCCATTGTTATCATATTTTGAATTCAATTGTTGAAATGTAGTAGTACCTAACAATTGAATTTGATAACAATTTGCTGTTACGTTTACACCATCAAAGAATGCATAAAGTCTTGCATTATTTTTCAAACCTGTTGCATGAATTGCAAATTCTCTTCTACGCATCCATAGTGCAGTCTCAACCTTAACAACTCTATCGAATGCAACATCTTGTTTAGATGATGTTGCAGATGAACCAGATGCTAATTGATTGTATGCAATTTGTGTTGTATTTTGAATTGCTGTAGTAACATTAAAGTTTCCCTGTTGTGCAGTTTGTGCAGTTGAACGATCAATATTTGTTTGTAAACTATTACCAATCCA